AAACATGACGGTAATCCATTTGTGGGTTGGCAGCTTGGAAACTGCGAAGTTTATGAAGATGTAAACGGAAATATCAAGGTTCGTAAGAACGAAGCAGACAAAGCGGCAAAAGATGATGGTATTATTAGTTTAATTATTGCTGTACACTGCTCTCTGGACAACGCAACACAATCAGGGTTTGGTTTCCGCACATTCTGAGGTAAAACATGGCATTATTTGACGTTTTCAAACGAAAAGACATCAAAAGCAACGAATCAAACGTTCTTTTTGGTCAATCTGCGCTTGGTAATAACATTGTTTATCAAGGCAACAATAAGAATCCAACCGTTAACACGCAGATTCTTTACGTTACTACGGGAACGACAAACAATGCTGGACGTCCGGTGGATATGTCTTTGCTTACTCGCAACAGCACTGTTGTTGCTTGCGTGGCGGCAAAGGCTCGCGCTTTGAGCCAGTTGCCCATTAAAGTAATGAGCCAAGATGATGCTGGCGTTTACGTAGATGCAATTAAATCCCCTGATGTTGGCGCTAGGGATAAAGCCAAAGCAAAGCAAGTTGCTAATTTGCTGGCTCAACCTAATAATTTCCAATCCACGTACGAATTTTGGTATCAGTTTTTAATGTGGTATGAATTGGCTGGTGAGGCTTTTACGCTGTGGTGGAGAAAAAACCAAGATTCCGTAACTGAAACTCCTTTGGAAATGTATTTGTTGGACAGCACCTTAATTGCTGTAACAATTACGCCAACCCGTTACCCTTCCTATCGTTTGTCTACGCCAAGTTACGGGTTTTCGCGTGATGAACCGCTTGGATACAACCAGGTAATGCACTGTAAGGAAATGAACTGGCAAGGTTCTGCGGGTTTTAACAAAGGTTTATTGGCGGCTGAATTAGTAAGTCTTGACCAAGATATTGACGTATACGCCAACTACATCATGCAAAACGGCGCAAAGCCAAGCGGGATGTTTACCACTGAAAACGTAATTCCAGACGCAAAATATAAAGAAATTGCGGCTCGATTGAAAGAGGCATGGTCAGCAATGGTTGGTAGCAAAACTTCAGACCCGTCAAAAGCGGGTCAAGGTATGCTATTAGATCAAGGGATGAAATACACGCCTTTGAATATGCTGACTTTGCAAGATACAGACGCTGCAAATTTAAAACTTCAAACAATGAAGCGAATTTGCGGTTTGTTTGGTGTGCCTCCAGCAATGATTGGTATTGCTGATCAAAAGTACAATAACACCCAAACCATGATGGACGAATTTTATAAATCGTCTATGTATCCGTTGACAATTAACATTCAGCAAAAGCTAAAGCAGCATTTGTTTGTTGGTTATCCCAATTTGTCTATTCAGTTTGATACTCGTGATTTTCTCAAAGGCGACCCATTAAGTCAGATGAATTTTGCTACTGCTGGTGTTTCCGGTGGCATAATGACACCTAATGAGGCGCGAGAATATTTAAATATGCCTAATATTGATGGCGGTGACGAATTGAAGGATAATTCAACAAAGGCTGAACTTATTGCAAATTCCCCCCAAGATACAGGTGGCGGCGGCGGTAATCAAAAGAATAAATTGAACATTGGCAAATAAATGTCAACCAATTTTCAAAAAGTGGTAGCATTGCTACACAATTACAAGTCAAAAGAACGTCCTACTCGTGGGCGACCTAAATTAGTACAAGACATTGACCGAACAAAAGTCGATGAGGTAATCCATGACACAAAACTTGACGATGATTTGCGAAGCTCGACTGATTGTCGAGAAACAAGGCCAAGCAACTGGCGCTATTGAAGCAACAGTTACCACTTGGGGAGCCAGGGAAGGCGCTGATGGTCGGCGCTTTAATTATCAACCTGAAGGCTTTATGGATTGGGCTGAAACCTTTGCCAAAGAAGGTCGGCCCTTGCCTATGTTTGTAAATCATCAAGCGGATTCAATGCCTGTCGGCGAATGGACTCAATTTGAGTTTACCGAATCAGGAATGACTGCAACAGGCCGTATTTATACAAATACTTCAGCAGGTAAAGACCTTTATCAAATTATGCAAGAAAGCCCCAATATGTTTGGCGGCGTTTCTGTTGGCGCATATGCTGAAGATTATCAAATGGTTAACGCTGATGGCGAGCCAGACCAAGATGATGAAGCATATTTTCAAATCACTAAAGGCGGCTTGCGCGAAGTGTCCGTAGTGATGTACCCAAACAACCCTGAAGCAAACGTCAGTAAATTGGAATATTTCCGTGCTGACGGGTCTGCTGATTTAAAAGTTTTAGAAAAAGCCTTGCGGGATGCGGGACTATCTAAGAGTGATGCGGTCGCTGCCGCATCGACCTTCAAGAAAGTTTTGGAACAGCGTGATGCCGTTATAGAAACTCTTGAAATTGCGCCTCAACAGAGCGATTCTGATGCGGAAGCGACCGAAGCGAAGATTCTTGCGGCTCTTGAGCAGCGCGAACTTCTTAAACTCCTTGACCAACGTATTAAAGGTTAAATCATGTCACAAGTAATTATTGAAAAACTGGACTCTATTGAGGCCAAACAAGCCGAAGCAATTTCCGCTGTTGAAGCCAAAATCCCTGCTGCTATTGAAGCTGTAAAAGCCGAAATGCAAGAGATGGTTTCTGCTTTGGAGGCAAAAGTTGCTTCTATTAACATTCCGACAATCATTAAAGCACCAGCTAAAACTGTTCGCCAAGATGTGAACCGTTCTGTTCGTGAGCAATTGAGCACTTTTTACAAAGGCAACAACCGCCTTGAAAAAGAATTGTCAATTTTTGCTGACGAAAGCCAGTACGATGCGTACATAAAAGAAGCCTCTGCTTTGACAGGCGGCGGTGATGGTAAAGGTGGTCGCACCGCTTATGATCCAACTTTCACTGCTTTGCGTTTGATGAACCCAATGCGCGGTTTGTCTCGCACTGTGGCAACTGATGGCTCGTCTTATCAGTTCCGTGTGCGTACAGGCAATCCTGGTGAAGCGTGGGGCTATGGAATTCAAAACAACGGTACGCCGACAACTGAAGACACTTCAATCTGGCAAATTGTTTTGCAAGACTTGAACGTTCAGTTCCCAATCCGTACCGCTGCGCTGGATGACATTGACGGTTTGGAGGCTGTGGTTGTTGATGATATGTTGGCTTCATTTGCACAAAGCGAAGCCTTGTCAATGATCCAAAACAACGACCAAGGCGCTACTAGTTTGCCTTACGGCGGCTCTAACGGCTTGCGCGGTATTGACCAATATGCTGGCGCTAACAGCTCGTATGCTGGCGGCACTTCTTCTGTTGCGGCTTTTGGTACATCTGGTACTGGTTCTTCAAGTGGTCTGCATAGCTTGGCTACTTATGACCAGTTGACATCTAATGCAAACACTGTTGGTGCAAATGCTATTGTTTACAAAGATGTAATTAACCTGATTTATGCTTTGCCACAACAATATTGGACTCCAGCTACCAAGTTTATGGTTAACCCCATCTTGGCTCAAGCAATCCGTGGTTTGCAAGACACTAACGGTCGTCCAATTTTCAACTCTGTTGAATCTTTGAATCCTGATGGCATTATTGGTCAAATGTTGGGCTTTGATGTTGTGATGAACAAGTATCTTGATACTCCATCGCAAACTACAACTGGCACTGCTGGCACTAACAGCTTGTATCCAATGTATTTTGCTGACTGGTCACGTTTCCACACAATCATTGATCGTTTGAACATGGTTATGCGCCGTTACGACCAGACATTGCCTGGTTACATTACCTTCTTTGGTGAGAAGCGTTTGGCAACATCTGTACGCGACCCTAACGCTGGTGTGCGTTTCCGTTCTACTGGCACTGCGACCTGATAACTCAGAAAATAATGGTAGGGGCTTTGGCCCCTGCCTTTTAACCTTTCTTGGATAAACAAAATGACCATTACCGAACGAATCCTTACAGGCATTAAGCATACACTTGAAACGGGCGATAAAGTCACGATTGACTTGAGTGAAGCGTCTGCCATTACAGGCTCTGGTGACGGGGTTGGTGGTCGTACATTTTTTGATAACGCTTTTGCTGCATTGCGTTATGCAAACCCAATTCGTGAAATGTCGCGTGTTATTTCTGCTGCTGGCTCAAGCGTTCAGTTTGTGGCCAAAACAGGTAATGCGGCAAGTCAAACAAACCCGTTTGGATATACGTTTACGCCTGATAGCGGAACACCAAACACAAACACTTCTATTTGGCAATTGCCTACGCGAGTAATTTCTGCCCAACTGCCTGTGCGTACAGCGGTTATGTCGGACGTTAATTATCTTAATGAAACGCTTGTTGAAGATTTGATGCTGGAATTTGCACAAATTGAAGGCGCTTCAATGGTTCTTAATAACGATCAAAGCGGTTCAACCACTACAATTAACGGCGGCACAAGCGGTTTGCGCGGTTTAAATATGTACACAAGTGCCACTGCATCT